ATACAATTCTGTATTTGCTACCATCGTTTGACGGGCGGAAACCTTTGTTGTGGTTACTCCACCTTCATCCCCTCTATAAGCAAATTGAACGCCTGTATTAGCCGTTTCCCAGTTCCCTGGTACTTTTTCAAAAGTCTTGCGTTCTATGTTGGTTGTTCGCCTTTGGTGCTTTAGTGCAAACGGTTGGTAATCCCATGCGCCTAAAGAATTTTGCCATGCTAAAGTAACATAGTTATATTTCGTTTTCCCCGTTCCTGTTCCATAGATACACGATGCACTTTTAATAGTAAAGCGATAGCATAGGGAAGCCATAGAACCCACATTAGCATTAGATGGTACGGTTGTGCTGTCTTGCATAAAAAAGACCTCATAATAAGCTACAGTACCCGCAGTGAAATGGGTCGTAAATCCCGTGTCTATAGTTTGTGCGTTTAAGTTTCTTGAACCGATACCTATAAATTGTAACTTTTCAAAGTCTTGGTCTGAATTTGCGGGGGAAGTTCCCCCATCTGTTCCCGCAGTAAAAAAGGCAGAATCTAAAACCGCATCACTTGAATTGTATAAAGTAACGTGAAAACTTACCGCATCAGAAGAAACGGGTGCTGCGTCATCCATTAAAACGGCTAACGTTCGCCACTCGTTATTTGTTAGGTCTTGATTTATAACCGAAATATCCGAAGCGGTTGTGGATGTATATTCTGTAGTTATTTCCCTATCGCTTAAAGCTTTTTTTGTGGAAGCGGTAGGGCAAAAGTTTGTAAGATATGCGTTCCCTGAATTGGTGTAATTTCCCCCTTCATCCCATGTAGGAATCATTTGCATTCCCGCACTCATTACGCAGCTAACAAAATTATCTGTTATAACATCTAAAAATTCTAAAGGAACAAGGTCTACGGCTGTAGCGTATTCTTGCCCGAAGTTTACCTTTATCTTTCTGTAATTTGTTCCCTCGTTATTTACCCAAATTTTCGTCGTTGAGTTAGAACCTATAGTATGTATTGTGTCGTTTACAAATCCCGCGGCAGACGTAGAAGAATCCCCCGTGGTGATAGCTAAATAGTCTGAAATTATTTTATCTAAACGAAACACTCCCGCACCCGCTGCATTAGGTTCTATTTTTATACGTGCTTGTAAAACGGATGTATATGGTGAATCGGTGTTATTAATATAAATATCCGCGATGTATTTAAATTTAAAAAAAGTACCTCCCGCTTGTTCGGTTGAGGTGATAACAAAAGTAATTGGCTCAAAGGCGCCGTGTACTGCTCCCGTACTTGGTCCAGTTTCTAAAGTCATACTCATTTCACATCTAATTTAGGGTCGCGTTTTAAATCTTGTCTTACTGCATTTGCCATATCTGAACTTATTGCGGGTGCTATTGTTTTAACTACGTGCTTTTGAATCTGTATTTTTGTTCTTGTAATAAATAAAGACGGTTTTAAACCTCTATTAAAAATCGCGTTGCTTATTAAATAAACTAAACCTTTACGAGTAGTAAAACGCCCTTTTTCGTCACGCGTTCCACTTATGTTTTTTTGTACTACCCATTTATCTATTGCACCCCTCAACCCGCGCGGTCCAGTACCCGACCCAAATTTAAACGGCGATTCTGATTGATAAGGGAAAATGTTTCTAATCGCCCCTTGCACCCCCTTATCTACAAATTGCCAATAAGGAACTTGGGGGGTAATATCTACGGCGTACGCTGTGGGCGTTTCAAAGACGTTTACAGGCATCGAATTGTATAACGCGCCCGTGTTTACCTTATCTTGTTTTCTAAGGCTTATACGCGCGTTTTTACGCCACATTTTTCCAACCTTTAAAAGGGCGGCTTTAGTCTTTGGCATATCGTATTCGCGGTTGCCTATTTTAATCGTTAAAACAGACATTAACTAAATGGTGCTATGCATAAATTATTTGAGTTAGAAACCTCCAAAGAAAACGCCCCACTCCACCCCGTAAGTTCATTATCAAATCTCGCTGTAAATGGTGTACAACTTGCGGGTAGTTCTAATTTGTAGTCGTCGTCAACCGTTGTATTCGTGTTTGCTAAAGCTTGTATAAACTTGTCTAGGACATCGTGAAGCATTTGCAAGGTATCCGAGTACACCTGATTTCTATTTGTAAGGTTTGGCAAAATCATATCCGCCACTAATAACTCAAGGTCGTAAGTTAGCACCCCGTTTTCAATCGTTGCGCCCATTATTTCACAATATAAAAAGGGGTAGTCGGGTTGTCCGAGTTTTTTAATATCTACCTCATCCAAAGGACCCGCATGGAAAGATTGTAAAATTAAATGCTCGGTAGTTATTGTTTCTAATAAATCAACTATCTGTATGTATGACTTCATCTATATTGGTTTACGTCGGGTGCTTTATCTTTTCGGCTGTTATCCTGTTCATAAGATAAAAACGTAAATGCCGATTCTATTTCAATCTCACAAGCTGCTTCTATATGCAAAGGATTTCCCCCCGCAAGAAAATGAATCGTGGAATACCACCCCCACTTTTCAGCTATTAAATTTTCCCCGCCTCCACCGTTAAAGAGTTGGCTAAATCTGTCGTTAATGCTACGCCTATAGACAAAAAAAAATTGATTGCACCCATTACAATATTCATCTTTAAGTCATCCCAATAGGTAGGGTCACCGTTACCTTTATAGTCTTCAATAGTGTAAAAATCGCCACTTTCTACCCTTATCGGTCTGTATAAAATGCTTATGATAAAACCCAGGTTATCGAAGAAACCTTTACTACAATACGTTTCTAAATCGGCAAACTCCCCTACTGTAAGTTTAGATAAGTTTGGGTGAAACCCGTACCGCTTCCCTTTGTAGTCTAATTTGCTTTGTAGTTTTTCATCTTGCCCGTCGGCATCGTTTAGCTTCTTTACGATATTTGAAATTTTAGAAAGGTCTTTATAATTCATCCGTTCAACTTCTTCGGTAGATAAATCACAAAATATAGAAACGGCTTCTATTAACCACTTGTCATGGCTTTGCTCGGTGTCTATTAATGCAAGTTTTTTGTATTGCTTAACGGATATGTCAGCAAGGGAATCGGGTACGGTTATTTTCATTTTGTGGGATTTACGGGGAAAAAGGTGGGGTTTACGGGAATCACTTTTGGTTATATTATTAAGTGATTTGATTCACTTATTTACGCTTATTGAACTGATGGAAGTAATGTGTTCACTTTTTTACTCTTTTTGTAGTTTTATAATCAGTTAAGACCTGACTTAGGATATGTAGTATTTGCCTGAATAAGAAGAACCGATGCGGTTGATACATACGTACCTGACTGCGTCGATAATGTGGTTGGTGTGGTCTATAGGTTTATTTAACTGCACCCCGTTACGGTCTACCTCCCATCGATAATTGCGGAACTCCTTTTGTGCGTTTAGCGAATCCTTTAATACAAATATCTTGTGACGTTTCATTATGTCAATCCCCAACCGAATTGAATCAGGACCTTTCTTAGACGGCTTAACGTTGTGTCCTAATCGATGTAACTCTTCGATACTTTTAGGTTCGGCACTATCGCAAATAATGGGCGTTCTATCTAATCGCAATTCGTCTAACTCTCTGCTTATGTCTTGGTTCGTTAATCCCGTCTTGTAAAGGTGTTCTTGAATGTATAAAGAATAGTCTTCGCGCCATACCGAAACGATAGCGGTTGGATCATTCGTGAACCCCCAGTCACATCCGTATGCTACAAGCTTGGCACGTTCAGGGATAGCGTCAGCGACTTGCCATTGTGGGAATATAGCCGATACGTTAACCCCTCGTTCCCCAAGTCCATATATGCGCCAAAAGTTTTCGTCCGTTTCTTTAAAGCGTTCTATCTCGTCTATAACGGATTGCTCTAAGAAGGGGTTGTCTAAGTATGTTGTTTGGAAAAAGTCGCAGTCATCGCGTTCTAAGATATGCTCGTAAATCCAATGGTGCTCATCCGATGGGTTATAGTCCACGAAGATTCTACCCGTTGTTCTAAGTAGTAATTGCCTCCAGTCTTCCAACGTTATTTCG